CCAAGTAGCTTTTCCAGCAGCTTTAGCTGTTTCATAAGCAGTCATTAATGCATCCCATTCAGTAATCAAAGTTTCAGTTAAATTAAATGTGAACTCTAAAGCTCCACCTAGATCTTTTAATCCGTCAATATAAGTCTTATATTCAGTTTCATCTAAAGTTGTAGTTTCTAGTGTTTCTGGAGATGGGTTCAAACTTGGTGTACTTTTAGCACCTGTTATCTTACGATAACCAGTTGTTGGTCTTGTTCCAGCTGTAGTTTCAACAGCATAAGCTAAATAAACACCAGCTGTAGATAAATTAATTACAAATCTCTTACTATTTAATTTCATTTTAATTCCTCCTATATATAGTATTTGTATCTATGTCGATGCGACCTACATATCGCATGTAACCTATTCGCACGTTTTCATCATTATGTTTTGTTGTGATAGGTGTGTTACCTAATCGTTTTAATGCATGGTATCTTTCTCCACGCATATAGTTTCTTATAAGTGTTATAATATGTCTAACATTGTCAACAGCACTTCTGTTTTCATCCTGTTCTGCCATTATTATAATCTGATACGAAACATTTATAACATGTTCCTCTAAATCATAAAATTGTGAAACAGCTGAATTTTCTATTTCGTATATTAATACTAATGGGTAAGATACGGGAGGAAATTCTTCGTATGTAGCTTTAACAACTATATCAGGATATTCTACTGACAATAATTCAGTAAGATCATTCTCTAATTGAAGTGATAAAGTTTCATTATCGTCTACCATTTAATCACTTACCTTTCCCGTATTTTTTACATTCCTTTAAATATTCATTAAAGGCTATGTTAGCAGCTACTCCACTAGCTATATTTTCAAATGATTTATACATGAACATACCTGCTGGTACACCATGAGAAGATGTAAATTTACCATCTTTTGTTGAATAATAAACCCAATAATGAGAACCATTAAGGTCTAACTTAATATGCTCTCCACTATTATAAGCATTTAAACCGTATGAACTTTTATCCGGATGAGGACTCATTAAACCTCTATCTCCTGTACCAAACTCATCATATAATACTTGTGAACCTGAAGCTATAACTCTATAACCTTTATCAGTTCTATATTGATATATTTGAGTATCACTACGGTCTTGATGGTCATGTGATAAACTTGATACAAAATTATTATAATTACTTTCAATTTCACTAGTCAATTCATTTGCTATTCTACCGTTTATAACATTACTAGCAGCTGTTAATCCATTAGGTAACATTTGAAGTTTATGCTTAGCTCTTATTAATGCTTTTTTAACTTCAGCATTAGTAGATATTGTTGGTATGTCTACCACTCAACTTTCTTAAAACTACACTACATTCATTTAATGTTACTATTGGATTTTGATATACTTCATAGTCTGCTGTTTTACAAAACTCATCATGTGTTTCAGGAGGAGTTACTTTTATATAAAGCCTATCTCCTAAATGATAATATTGAGCATGATTTTTACTAGTTTTAATTCTAGCATAATCGAAAGTTTCTAATCCTATATTCATAAATTCAGCACTTGTACTCATCTCTTGCCAATTTTCATATAATTCGATTGGTTCATGATATAGTTTTTGTTTATTTCTATCTCCACCTTGATAAACTTCACATACATATAATTTACGTTTATTTCTATCTAAGTTTCTCATAATATTACCCCCATTTTGTAAGAGGTACTATATCTTGCAACATTTCTTTAGGATATTTTCCACTACTACCATATTGTCGCATAATACCATTTTCAGTATGAGAAACTTCTCCTTCCGCTCCTCTTTTCATAAAAGAAGCTTCAGCTAAAGGTAATATTTTATCTTCATATTTAGGATCATATAATAATGTTTCGCTTGGTGTAAAACGGCGACAACGATTAATTATTCCAATAGCTGATTTTATTTCCATTGTTAATACTACATCATTTTCATCATCAGTTGGATAAGGAACTTCGTCAAAATCTAGTAATTTTTTAAAATCTGCAACTAAATCACTTATTGTTTTACTAACCTCTTCAGTACCTTCTCCTTCTGTTGGGAACAATAATACGACATCTGCCATTAAATCACCTACTTACTATTTAAATGAATTTTCTTTAGAACGTCTTGATGGTTTATCAGTATTATTAAAAGAAAATTCTTCTTTATATTTGTTTTTGTTATGTTCTTCTAACAATTCTTTTTTCTTTTCTAAGAAATTTATTTGTTCAAAGAATATATTTCCATTATTTTCTAATATATTATTGGTCGCTTTTAAATCAACATCGTTATCTGTGAACACTAATTCAACTTCTGTAAAATCTTTTCCAACTTTTACATAATATTTATTATTTATTAAATAAATCATATTATTTCTTTCTCTTTAAAGTAGTTTTAAAGATTTCTTCAGATTTTACAGTCTCTTCTTTTTCGTCTTTATCGATTGAAGTTGAAGCTAAAGAAGATTCTTTTTCAACTTGTTTAGTTTCTTTAACTTCTTCTTTAACTTCTTTTTCACCGACAATCTTGTAACCTAATGACTTATAAAGATTTTCATAAGCTCCATTAGTTACAAACATTTCATTTTCACCTAATTTATTTACTATTTTAATCATAATTAAGCACTTGTTGTAGCATCAGTATCTAAAACAACGACTTCGTTAGCTCTTTCGAATGAAGGTAATGCAACCATACTTACTTTCATTTCTACATTAACAGGATCAACTGTTTTATAACCAGTTACAGCCATTCCATTATTTACAATTCTAACATCTGCGATTCCTGAAGCCATTAAGTCACTTTCTTCTGGAGTAGTACCCATAGCAGTGCTTCCTAAAGCTCCATCTGGTAAGAATACAACAGTATCATCTGGGATATATTTGTGTTCTACACCATCTTCATCAACATAAACATTATCATAAGCATAGAATACGATACCTGTTTCTTCTTGTAAATAAGATAACACTCTAGCTTCACTTACAGAACTTATAGCTCCTCCAGCTAGTACATAAATTTGATTTTTAATAGTATTATTTTTTCTTAAAGATTTAATAACACTTGAATTACAAACAGCTTTTGTTAATGTAACTCCTTTAGCTTTCATAGAATCTTTAATATCGTTTACTTCAGTAATGATATCAGCAGTTGGATCTGACCAAGAAGTTGTAGCTGTTATTTTTTGGTCAGCAGGAATACCAAAGTCATATTCGTATGCTTGTCCATTTTCAGCTAATGTAATAGTACCATTAGTTAAAGCTTCCATTCTCATTCTCTCTAATGAAATTGAAGCAGCTGTGATTAATTCTATTTCATCATTGAAGATTTCTCTTATAATTTGATTTATTAATTCTTTATTTGAGTTATTTCCGATAAGAGTATTCAATTTTTGTCTCATATCTTCATCGATATATTTTGATTCTTTGAAGAAAGGCATTTTAGTTGTATACTCTTCGATACCTCTTCTATCTCTACGGATAGCTTTAGTATCATAAGCAGCTAATCTTAATGCAACTGGTTGCTTATTAGCTCCTTTTATCCAATCTAGTTTAATACCAACTACTCTTTTTGAAGGGAATAGTGTTTCACCTAGCATTGGTTGATTGTTTATATTTAATTCTAACCAATATGCTACTACGTTTGCAGCAGTAACTAAATCATAAATAGATTGATTCATAAACTAAATAGCACTTCCTTTCACTACAATTATATTTTTTAAGTCGCTTTTAGCTGTTTCAAGATGACTTGCTACAGTGTTATCTAATTTTAATTCATCAATGCACCCTGCTAAAACGATTGTTCCATTTCCTTTTCCACTAGCATTTAATTTAACATCATGTAAATTAACACCTACAGAACTTGATGTACTAGCTGTAAAACCAGTATCTCTATCTGTAATATCACCAGTTAAAGGTTCACCGGCTTTAATAGTTCCATTTGCACTACCAGATAATACACATGGTAAAGCTATATAGAAACTTTCTTGTCCGATTAAGATTGTCTTACGATTTCCATATTCTGCAACTTTTTCTACCATTTTTCTCATCCTTTCATTTAATTATTTTTAAAATAATAATTTGAGTCAACTGTAGGTTTCATTCCCGCAGCTAAATTTTTACCGAATTCTCCAACATCATCTGTTTTACCAGAACCTTGTTTTTTAACATCCTTTGAAAAGTTCCCCAAATTATCTTTTGTTGCATCTTTTTGTCCTTTTTCATAGCTATCTTTAACTATCTTATTGATATAAGAAGCTATAGAACGAATAGTATCTGTTTCACCTTGAGATAGTGTATCTAATAAATTATTATAATTAGTATCATTATTGTCAATATTTAATATACTTCTAATATCTCCTGTTAATGACTCAACTCTATCTCTATTTGATGAAATAGTTTGATTTTTAATGAACTCTTCTAATTCTTGTATTCTTGCTTTATCAGCAGCTTTATCAGCAGCTTCTTTTTCACTGTCTGTTAATTTTGCTGATAACTGTTGCTTAGTTGAATTAAGTTCATTATCTTTCGCTTTTAAATCTGCATTATATTTGTTTACATCAACATAATTTCCTGTAGATAAATCAGCGAATTTTTTACCGCTTAATGCAGTATTGATTTCGTCGATTGACATACCTTCATGGTATGAATCTCCTAACATTTCTTGTAAATTCATTTTTTCCTCCTTTTTATGGTGATTAAACGACTTCTCTGTCGATACATAAGTAGCAATTATTTAAATCTCCTACTACTTGGAGAAATTTATAATAACAGTAATAATATGTTACTAGTTATACTTATTATTACTGTAATTACCATTTCTACGTCTATATCT